TAGCCGTATCTCGATAAAACCATTTTTCTCCAAACGGTTGATAGTTGCCTTTCCTACATACAACTGCGCGGTGTTCACCCAATCCGAAGTTGTTATCGCTCGTAGCGCTTTGCGGTCCTGAAACTCTTGTGACGGCATATGATCTCTTCCTACAAACGATTTGGCGATTAAGGAACCGGCGCCGGCGTGAAGGCGAGGGCAATCAGTTTTTCCTCCCAAGCGCCGCGGGCGAACTCCCCGACCTCGCAACTCGCCGCGCCCATGACCCGTGAGACTGAAAGCACACATTCGCGCTGCCAAATTTCCAGATGCACGCGCGGGCCGCTCGTATAAACGCGGCCCGATATGCCGGCGGTGCCGTCCATCCAAAGGATTATGGCAACGCCCTCGCCCTTCGACACCACAGCACCTTTGGTCCTGATCAGGCGGAAGCCTGCCGCCGCCAGCTCTATCGCGCGGGTGGTCCTAGCGTTCATTGGTTTTCCTATTAAAAAAGTAGTAAACAAACACTAAGGAAATTACTGAACATATAAATCAATTGTTGTGCAGTAATTATTCCTTGTAGCCAAGTCTCTACCGTCCTAAGTGTGTCGCCTGTCACAGAGGACAAGGCAATGTTCTTTGATTTCTTTCTAGAGCACTTCGATTCGAACGAAGCTGAACGGATCGCGGATGTATCGCGGGTGAACCAGCGAAACTTGCGCCGACACGGCTATTTGCCTCCGCAGCAAGGTCACGCAGTTTACAAACTGTTTGATTTGGGTGCGCTGGGGTTCATCGGCGCCATGGCTGCCCGCGGAGTGGAAATCGGTTTGGCAAAACGATTTGCGCCGTGGGTGGCGCAAGGCGTTGCTTTCCATGCCCTGTCCCACGACGACGCTTACGCTGGGCCAGTCAGCCTTGACTATGATTTAGGGTTGCAAGCCCCGGCTGTTCTGCGGCAATGCTCGCCTTTAGGCCCCGATCGCTCGCGGGTCATCCCCGCGCGGTTCTGGATATCGTGGGCGGATAATACCGCATCGTGGCTGCAAAGGCTCGATGGCGAACTATTCGACCAAGAGCAGGCAAAGAAGGGCGGCGGTGTGGTGCTTGTCTTTGACCAGAAAGAGGCAGGCGACGCGCTGCGCCAGCGCGCCGGGCGGCCTTTGGTCCGGGTCAGCGGCATGAGCGGCGTCCCGCATTCCAAAAATCATTTTGCAAAGGAGACTGTTTGATGAACATTAACGAGTTGTGGCAGCGCCACAAAGGCCTTGTGGACGAAATGCGCGCGATTACCGCCGCACCAGCCGGAGAGGATCTGAGCCCTGATCAGGAAGCCGATCTGGGAGCCCTAGAAGGCAAAGTCGTAAAGCTGGAAAAGCGCATTGCTGCCCAGGAATTTGCGGACGCTCGCGACCTTGCCGCACGCGGCACACCGCTAAACGGGCCTGCGCCTTCACGTCCCGAGCTTCGCGTGTTCGCTCATGCTGCCACGCCTGCGCCCGATGGCTTTGATGGCGCGGTGCTAACTGCGCAGGATGGCAGCCGCGTGCCCGTGCTTGAGGCGCGGCACAAGCTGGCGGACTTCGCACCGACCGAGCAGCGCGGACCATCTATGAGCTTCGGCGGGTTCCTGAAGCCTTTGACGTTCGGTGCAAGCACTGCCGCAGAGCAGCGGGCGATGGCCGAGGCACAGCTTGGCACGGGCGGCGCCATGGTCCCGCTGCCAATCGCCGCCGGCATCATCGACTTGCTGCGCGCCAAGTGCGTTGCGTTCCAAGCGGGCGCCCGCACGATCCCGATGACAAGCCAGACGCTTCGTTTCGCACAGACCACGCGATATCCGGCGGGTTCGTGGCGTGGAGAGAACCAACCCATTGCCGAGGACCAGCCAGCGTTCACGCAGCAAAGCCTCTACGCGCACACCTGGGCTTTGCTGACGAAAGTCAGCCGCGAACTGATCGAAGATGGAACAAACACGGACGCGGTGCTGCGCGACATCTTTGCCAAGACGGCGGCGCTGGCGCTGGACCAGGCGATCCTTTTCGGCACGGGTCCTGACACGCCGACTGGCATTGCCAATGTGCCTGGCATCCAGACCGTGAGTATGGGACCGAACGGCGGCAAGTTCGTCGGCTGGGCTCCGGTGCTGGACGCCGTGCTGGGTCTGGAGGGTGCGAACGCGGGCAATGTCACCGCGATGGTCGCGGCGCCTCGCACAGCGCGGGCGCTATACGGCTTGACCGACGTACAGCAGCAGCCGCTGCATCCGCCGCCGCGCGTGGCGAACATCCCGATCCTGGTGACAACCAGTGTCGGCACCGCGGAGACGCAGGGCACGTCCAATGCGTCGTCTTCAATTATCTTGGGCGATTTCACCGAAGTCTACGTCGGCCTGCGGACCGCGCTGCAGATCAGCGTTTTGAATGAACGCTATGCGGATACAGGCACAATTGGTTTTGTGTCGTGGATGCGGGCGGACGTGCTGCTTGCGCGCCCGGCGGCTATGGCCCGCATCACTGGTATCACTGGCTAAAATGAACGTCGCGCGGTTCCCGGACGGCGTCGAGACACGGGCAGCGGGCGGCGAGTTGCGCGCCGCCGCTGGGCGAGGGCTGCAAGGATACGCAGCCCTTTTTGCCCAAGAGGCTCGCATTGCGGATCGATTTACGGAGGTGCTGGCGCCAGGCTGCTTTGCAGCAAGCCTGGGAAGCCGGGACATCGTCGCGCTATCGGACCATGATCCAGCAAAAGTTCTTGGCCGCACTCGGTCTGGATCGCTGAAGTTGTCTGAGAACGGCCTCGGGCTGTGGTTCGAGATTTCCGAGATGCCGAACACGACGGCGGCGAACGATGTGCTTGAATTAGTTCGCAGTGGGAACGCCGGAGGTTGTAGCTTTGGCTTCACGGTCGCGCCCGATGGCGAGAAATGGACGGGCACCCGGCGCGAGTTGCGGGCCGTCACGCTTCACGAAATATCCATAGTGTCCGCGTGGCCTGCATATCAGGGCACTTCGGTTTCTGCTCGGGCGATGGCCCGAGCTGCCACGGAGGCGCCAGGCGTCCGGCGTTGGCGTTTGTGGACGGAGGCCAGGCGGTGAGCCTTTGGAGCCGCCTGCTAGGCCGCGAGACGCGCAGCCTGGAATCGCCGTTCCTACCCAGCTTGCTGCACGGGAACCTGATTGCAGGCGATAGATACGTTTCCACCACGCTTGCCCAGAACCTATCTGCTGTGACCGCTTGCGTCGACGCGATTGCGTCCGCGATGAGCAGCCTGCCGCCGTTGCTCTACCGCGTCGACAACGAAGGTCGGACAGAGGTCCGCGGTCATTGGGCAAATCGTTTGTTGTCGCGGCCGAACCGCCGGCAAACGTGGGCAGACTTGATCGAGTTCGTCATGGGTGACGTGCTCCTTCGAGGCAATGCCCTGTTGCAGATCGAGACGGACAACGCTGGGCGTCCTGTTGCGCTGATCCCGATCCCATGGCGCAACGTGCTGGTGGAGCAACTCGCCAACGGGCGCCTGGTGTATGTCGCGACCCGCCCGGCTGCTCCATGGGCCACCGTGCAGCCTCCGGTGCGGCTACTCGACGATTCCGTGTTCCACCTAAAGGACCGCAGCGATGACGGATTCCTAGGCCGCAGTCGGATCAGCCGGGCGCCGGATGTGATCACCAACGCCGCGTTGCTGCAGGACTACAGCGTATCGACCTGGCGCAACGCAGCCACGCCCAGCGGCGCAGTGGAGGTGGAAGGCGCACTGACCCAGCCGATGTTCGAGCGCCTAAAAACACAGTTCGAGGAACGATTTACCGGAACCCGCAACGCCAGGAAAGTTCTGATCCTCGACAATCGGACAACCTGGAAGTCGCTGTCGGTTTCTCCTGAAGATGCCGAGGTGCTCAATTCGAGGCGCTATAGCCTGGAGGAGCTGGCCCGTCTGTGGGGTGTCCCTCCTCTGATCATCGGCGACTTGAGCCATGGCACGTTCACAAATTCCGAGACGCTGATTCGCTACTTCGCGCAGCAAACGCTGTCTTATTGGTGCAACAAGTTCGCCCTGGAGTTCGGCCGCACCGTGCTGGGTGCGAACAATTCGGACATGGAGATCGAGCTAGACCTGTCGGCACTGTTGCGCGGCGATCCTGCGACCCGCTGGGCCACCTACGACATTGCTGTGAAGAACGGCATCTTAACCACCGACGAAATCCGCGAGGCCGAGGGCTACAATCCGCGGCCGGCGGGCGATTCGGCGCCTGTGATCGGTTAGCCATGGCGCAAAAGGACACCCTGCCCTTGAGCCTGCCTCCGCGTGGGCTGTGCCGTGTCCAGGCTGCGGAATACATTGGGATCGGCGCGACGAAGTTTGACGAGCACGTGAAAGCAGGCACTTTGCCCAAGCCGAAGCTGATCGGCGGGCGGAAGGTGTGGGATGTGCGCAAGCTAGATCGTGCATTCGATGACCTGCCGGAAGAAGGCGAGGTTCATCCGTGGGACGCATAACCATCGGCGACATCACCTATCGGCATCTTGTCCGCGACAAGGACAGGCACGGCACAGGGCGGCTTTATCTGCGCCTCCCGAGCAAGCCGAAAGTGCGGCTGCACGAGACGCCGGGCACACCGGAGTTTGACGCGGAGTATCGCCAGGCCATGAAGGGTGGCCCGGCGAAGCCTGCCAGCGCCGGGAACGTGGCGCCTGGCAGTCTCAAATCATTTTGCATGGCTTACTACGGGTCAGCGGAGTGCAAGCGGCTGGACCCTCGCACGCGCCACGTCCGCAGGCTGATCCTAGACAAGCTGGTTGCGGAGCATGGTCATAGACCGGGCCGCGCAATGCGCCCGCGCGATGTTCTAGAGATCAGGGATGCACGAGCGGAAAAGCCGGAAGCCGCTAACTCGATTGTGAAGGCGCTGCGGGCCGTCTTTCGGGCCGCGATTGCCCGTGGCTTGTGCGAGGCAAACCCGGCGGAAAAAGTCAACTATACCCCGACTCTTCGGGAACCCGAAAAAAGCCCCTTGCGAATCAGTTCTGTGCCGACTCTAGTCCTTTCCATGATCCGCGCCGGCTTCCTCGACCCTGAA